CTCTCCGAATATAAACTCATGGAGAAACGAATCGCAAGAAAAAAAGATGAAATTATACCTTTTTATTACAGCGAATATTATGGCACTACTACACAGAAAAAACTATTAGAAGCAAGTGATAATGCTCGAAAAAAAGCAGAACAAGAATTACGGGAAATTAAAAAGCAATTTGAAACAGTAAAATGAGAAAGAATAGTAAAAAACGAACCATCAGAAGTTATATCTAACTATAAAAAAGCTCTCCGTAATCTCTATATAGCTCTCTGAATATCTCTTATTACTATTGTTATTTTAACAATCATATAATGCTCCACGACTTTGAAACATTGCCGAAACTCATTGCAGAAGAATGAGAGACATACGCAGAAGCTACGAGTGCTTGGGAATACCTAGACGAGATGCGAAAAACTGAACTAGCACGTCTATCCTCACTCCACGAATGAAGCGAAGCTCTCAAAGAACGAATGGCAAGGCAAGACCCAGAGTATAAAAAGTTTTGCAAACAGGTCAGAGAACAACGTAAACAGTCTCTCAAGTCTAAAGCTCGCTTGGATGCTCTAAAATTTAACTTCGAGTATCACAGGTCTAAAGAGTCTACAAGACGTGAAGAGATGAAAATGGTATAATTTATTTCTTTATTTTCCTTTTATGTTCAAGTACGCTGGCAAGTGTCTTCGTAAGTGAAAGAGAGTAATACATGTTATATTTCATATCTTCCCACCAGAAGAACAAAGAAAAAGTCCTTGTGGTTGTAGACATTGAAAATATGCTTGTGTAGAGAATGGGAAGAGTAGATATATCCTTGTCCATAACATCTCACGATATGTAAAACAAGGTTTTAGAATCGAAGACGACACAGACGAAGAAGTATGCTATCTTCATGCTCAACACGCTGTAAAAAATCAAGAGAATGTAACGGAAAAGAAAGAGTGACTATGGAATAAATTTCTTAACCTATTTAGATAATGAAACCCCTCAAAACAGCTCCTCAAATACTAGAGCATTATTACACCTATGGTATGTATCTTAAGTATGGTAAAATACAAATACTCAAAGCAATGAGATGTTATTCGAAATATAAATCTGATATTGCCTATGAAAAAGGCTATCAAACAGCTATTAACCAAATGAAATAATGGACTACTCAACAAGAATAAAATTCATAAAGGAATATAAACTTCCTCAGGAAGTACAGGACTTCGTAGACAAGCATGGCTCTCCTCTTCCATATAGTAACTGGTACTCTATTAACTGAAAACTAAGAATATGAAAACCAAAGAGGAAAAAAGATTAAAAGCTCAAAGGATAAAAGAGAAGCTACAGGCTAGAGAATTAGCGAGAAAAACTAAAAAGCAATTTTCTCGGTCTAAGCTCATAAAAGAAGCCGATAGGATATTTTCTCTCTATATAAGGGGAAGAGACCAGTGAAAGCCTTGTTGCACTTGTGGTGCTAAATGGACAGAACAAGCCCAATGCTGACATTTTATGTCTAGGAGGTATACAAGTACCAAGTGGATAGAAAAGAATGCACACGGGCAGTGTTTTAGGGATAATATGATACTCTCAGGTGAACAATATAAGCACTGACAGTACATAGATAAACTTTATTGAGAATGAACCGCACAAATGCTCCATGACCTCGCTGTGTCTGACACAAAAGTAACCGATTCAGAAATCCTCGAAACTATCCAACATTATTACAAAAAATGCTTTGAACTCGGCATTGATTACAAACCTAAAAAACAATTCTTATGAAACAACTAAAGCCCTCCTATCAGAAAATAAAATATAAAGGTAAAGAAATGACCCTCAAAGAATGGTCTATTAAACTCGACATACCATACCAAACTCTCTACCATAGACTACGAAAAGGATATGATGTAGATAATCTTTTCTCAAATGATATACCTAGATGAAACCCTAAATGGATAGATGTAAATATAAAATAGATTTGCATTTATATTAAATAAGAATATACTACTCACGTTTTATTTCTAAATTTCCTTTTATGCTAGAACTCATGCCATCTTTCCTCTTGTCACTCGATGTGCTAAATGTACTACTCAATATTGAAAAGCTAAATGTTTTGTTTTCTAAATAGTCCATCCATTCTACTTCCTCAATAACTCTATGAATACAAACCCCCACCCAGACCAAGAACGATGCAAGAAGCTCACAGAGATTGGGTTTCCTGAGACTGAAAACACTATGGAATGAACTTGAGAAATAATTGGTACACATGAGATACCAGAGAATACAGATGCAAACTACTACGTTTTGAAATGAAGAAGCTTCTATCATTGCCCCTCCGTCATGGAGATGCTTGATGTGATACCAAAATATCTAACAGCAGAATGACACATGTTTTCTCTTCGTTGGAATGGAGATATATGGATGACAGGATATGAATTTTTTGAAGAGTCATGGCAACTTTGAGATGAAGCTCCCAACGCCCTCGCTGACCTCATATTTTGGCTTCACGATAATAACTATATAAAATTCTAATATGCACGAATTACAATCCCTCTCAAGGAAACAGCTTATACAACTTTTAACGAAATAGATATGGACTGCCCTAAATGCTACGATAAATGAAAATGACTCGTACAAATGTACCACAAGTACGAGAAATGATGCAGTATAGCATACTGTCCGTGTTGAAAGCAAGTTATAATTTGATTTTGAGAGATAAAATAATCCCCTCACCCAATAACCCCCTATTTTATGACACCTACCAAAACACCTCGTGAGAGATTTGAACAAATGAAGTTGCAAGATGATATAACTTTCGTAACTCACAAAATGAGTGCAAAATTGTGAGATGTTGCAATAGATGATATGTGGGAATGCGTATGGTCTCATGTTTCTGCACTCCTCGAAGAAGCTAGACAGGATGCTCGTGAAGAAGTCATTACTTATATTTCAAAAGACCAATGATGGGAAGAAACTGAGGACAACTATCGTGAGCTATTCTGATTTGCTCCTAAATATTCATCACTCTAATACACTATGAAACCATACACCTGCACAGCACTCCGTATTCCTCACATGGAAAAGGTAGATATACTATCTATTGATTTTGCTAATGAGGTAGCAGTCAGCGATATTATAGAGCGAATACCACTCTCTGAACTCCGTTTTATAGAAATCTCCAACAAGGGGAGAATAAACCCTGATTATAATCAATCCCCAGAGACTTTAGAGTGGATAGCGGTACAGCTTTGATATAACTCTAACCAATCGTAAGTATGGAAAAAATAAAAATATTAAAAATCTGAGACTTGCCAGAAGAAATGGAAATAGCACCCTGAAATGCAAAGATGGACTACATACAGAAGTACGATTGTTGTGATGAGAATCAAGTAGACCAATTTCTTACTATCGAAACTCAAAACTGAGGAGTGGAAGCAAAAGATACATTTTATGTTATGTCTACTCAGAGATGGGCTTTCGATAAACCAGAAGATGTAATAGTAGTTCTACAAGATTTTATAAAAAGATTTAAATAACCCTTTAGGATATAAAGAATAAACTATGAATGAAAAACAATTTGAAGAACTTATGCAAATGCTCCGAGACATGAATCAGACATTGCAGAACATAAACGATATACTTTATAACAGATTATAACTATGAACGAACTAACCCAATACATAAAACAGAGAATAGAATATTATGACAACAATAGGTTTAGCTATGAAATGGATAGCCAGTTATGTAATTGTGTAATCTCCGAACTCCAAGCTGTACTTTCTAAAATAGAGGAGATAGAGAAATGAAAATGTGCTAAATTCCTTGAAGAATATGAAAAAAGATTTCCCTCTAGTAATATTACTTCTGATATAGAGCATAAGCCAGTTACTAGAGAAGATATAATCTCCAAGAGCTAAATAAATAATATGAAACTAAAACACAATCACGATGTCTGACATAGAGTAAAAGCTACACTGGTAAGTTACCTAGAGTTTCTTTATTGAATAGCTAAGTGAATAGGGTGGTTCGTTTCTGACGTAAAGTGGAAATACATAATGGCTAAGAGACACAGCCACGAGCAATGCTCTAAATGCTTTAAATTGATGCCAAAAGGAGTTTATAACGGATGATTTGATTACAAGGGAAATACTTTCCATGTATGTAGAGACTGTTATGAAAGTTTGCATGATAAGAAATAACTATTGCATTGTATTCTACTTGAGTATAATAGAGGTATGAAATGAAAACGGACTCCTACTGAATTAAAAGCTAAAATAATTGAGAAGAAGATAAACACATTTGCTTCTGCTCGTGACATCGCTGAGGAGCTTGGAGTATCGGAGAGAACAGCAAGTAGAGTAGTTGGCGAAGAGTTGGCGAAAATTGGCGAAGAGAGTTCTGCAGTGGCTATTTTAATTGATAGGAATAACAATCTCCTATCACTTGCCGACCAGAGATTAGAACAAATGATTAAGAACTGAGAGGAGAATATAAAAGCAAGTGAACTTGTTGCAGTTAGGGAGAGTGCATTCAAGCAAAATCAATTACTACAAGGTAAGAGTACAGAGAATCAGAAACTCGTTATTGAATGGTCAATATAAAGCTCCCACATAACTTTACACCTCGCCCATATCAGAGAGAGGCTATTGATGCTCTATCGAAATACAATAGAGCTGTACTTATTTGGCATAGACGAGCTGGGAAAGATAAGACTGTGCTACACCCACTCATAAAGAAAGCACTGGAACGAGTGGGAGTCTATTACTATATATTTCCAGAGTACGAACAAGGTAGAAAGGCTCTATGGGATAATATTGATAATGATGGACTCACAATGTTTGACCATATACCAAAGGAGATAATTGCTCCGAATGGAAAGAATGACCAGAGCATGAAGCTAGAACTCGTGAATGGTTCTATTATCCAGGTAATAGGTACTGATAGGAAGATAGACAACATAGTTGGTACAAACCCAGTTGGTATTATTTTTTCTGAATATCCCATTAGTGACCCTCGTTGATGGGATTTACTCCGCCCCATTATAAAGCTCAACTGATGATTTGCTTGGTTTGTATTTACGCCAAGAGGAAAGAATCATGGCTGGAAACTTCGAGAGGTAGCTAGGAAGAACCCAGAAACTTGGTTTCTATCTGAACTATGAGCAGATAAGACTTTTGATAATGATGGGAACAGAATAGTAACTGACCAAATGATAGAAGAGGAGAGACGAGATGGAATGGATGAGGATTTAGTACAGCAAGAATATTTCATATCTTTTGAAGCTAGTGTGAAAGGTGCATACTACGCTGACCAGATAAGAGATGCTCGAAAAGAGTGAAGAATATGTAGAGTACCCTATGAGCCTACACTTGATGTATTCACTCACTGGGATTTAGGTATCAACGATACAACTGCGATATGGTTCTGGCAATTACTCGGAAAGGAGATTAGGTTTATCGACCACTATGAAACAAGTTGAGAGTCTTTAGAGCATTATGTGGGTGTTTTGAAAGAAAAAGGATATAAGTATGGCAAGCATTATCTTCCGCACGATGTAGAGGTCAAAGAATTGCAAACAGGAGCAACTAGGAAGCAGTTTTTAGAATCAAGATGATTAAATAATATTGAGGTCGTTGAGAAGCTCGGCATAGACGAAGGTATCGACATGACCAGACGAGCATTTAAAAATATGTGGTTCGATGAGGAGAAATGTGAAAGAGGTATCAACGCTATATCTTCTTATCACAAAGAGTTCGATGCTAAAAATCAGACGTTCAGGTCGTCTCCTAAGCATGATTGGTCGAGTAATAGTTCTGATGCACTGAGGTATCAATCGGTAACTTATAATAAGATGACACGCCATAATGGATTCGACCACGACTCTTTCGTACGACAAGAATTACAAGGAAGAACTGCTATATACAATGATATTTGATTATAGAATTATAAGTATATAATGTTTCTAGTGATAAAACGGATATTTTTCACTCATGGCAACTATAAAACCACAGATTAGAGATGAGATTGCTACACTTGCACTCTCTCAAATTGATTTCTGTCGAGAAAAAAAGGAAATAAAACGAACCAACTGGTACAAAAACGAAGATTTATACTACTCTAAGAAAATAAATCTCTCAACTGAGAGAGCGAACGTGAATTTGAACGAAGCTCAATCTTTCGTACAGACATTTTTATCTAAAATCAACACTCCGTTTAACTGGAGATACATAAAAGGAGAAGAGGCAGACCTGGAAGCTGCTAAAATTGCTAATGCTATTCGAGAAAAAGATGCTAAACTTGGTAACTGGAACTATAAAGCAATGCTTGCTCGTACTCAGTTAGTAATTTACGGACGATATATATTCGAGTACCACGCTGACTCTATCGACAATAAATACAAGTCTCATCTTACGAACGTAGACGTGTATCAGTTCCTCATAGACCCTAGTTGCGGAGGAGATGACATAGAAAAGGCATGGTTCATGGGTAGAGGTGGAATAGTGAAGACTCGTAAACAAATAGAAGAAGGCGTAAGAAAAGGAATGTACCTACGAAAAGAAGCAGAAGAACTCCTCTCTGGAGATGGACAAGATGGAATGACAAAAGAAGACGAAGCTACTCGTAATCGTTATATCACTATGATAAATGGAGATAGAGTAATGCACTCTAAAGACAATTACAATTTCTACGAATGGTACACAACCTATAACGGAGAAAGATACTACTGTCTTATATCTGAATATGGGAAGATGCTCAAGTGTTGTCTCCTGACTGATATTTTCCCTAGTGGTAAGTATCCTTTTTGGACTGTTGCTGCATATCCTGACCTTACTGAGTTTTGGACACCTAGTCCCCTTGATGGAGTTCGTGAAGCTATCATGGCAAAAAGTGTTGCTATCAATCAGATGCTAGACAATGCTGAGGCTATCAATCGACCTATGAGAGCTTTTGATGTAGGAGCAGTAGAAAATCCTGCACTTCTCAAGTTCAGAAAAGATGGTCTCATCCCTGTAAAGACTGGATTTGATGTTCAGAAAGCTATACAAACTCTCCCTGTTATCCCCCTGAATACTTCGATAGTCGTCTACGACAAGCTCGATACCATCATCGCTACTCAATCTGGTGTTACAAATGGTGCTAGATGAAACGCAAGCGAAGACAAGGTAGGAATTTACGAGGGTAATCAAGCGAATGCAGCAGATAGATTTGCTCTTGTCCAGGAAAGTGAAGCACAAGGACAGAAAAGATTTGCTGAACTCTATCTCGAATGAGTCGAAGAACACATGACTAATAAATTTGCTATTGAGATGATTGGTCTCGATGGCGTAGAATACAAAGATGTCACTCGCAAAGATATTAAAACTCGAAAACCTTTCGACATCATGGTAAATACAGCAGGTTCTGAAATGACAATGGAGCAAGTAGAAAAGAGAAACAAACTCACATTCTTACAAAATAACAAACAAAATCCTATTGTTAATCCTCAGGTAGCAATCGAGATGGAAGCTACTATCGCAGGATTTAATAACGATGAAGTAAAGGCTCTTCTCGATAAAGACTACTGAAACGCTGAACTGATGTCTGAGTGTGCTAGAGATATTCAAAATATCATCGGTGGGAAAAAAGTAGAACCAAATGAAGCAGCAAACACAGCATACGCACAGAAACTTCTTGATTTCATGAGAGATAATCGTGAAAACCTCAACGATGAACAGTACGGTAAACTCGTCATATACATGGAAGAAATCCAACCTATCATATCTCGTAATATGGCAAGAGGTCTCAATCAAGAACTCATAAATGGTGGTATGCCTAGTCTCTGAGCTAACGCAATGAATGATGTTGCATGACCTGAACAAATGCAATCAGTATGACCTTGAATGGAAGCATGATTGACACCACAGCCAGAACAAATACAATACTAATACTTATTTTTAATATTTTCTTATGACGGAAAAGAAAGTTCATTGGAAGACAGCACAAAAGCTCGCCAAAGAAGCTGGAGAAGCTCTTGTCGAGACAGCTCAATCTGAGGAAGTAGTAGAGGAGATTAAAGTAGAAAAGAAATCTACTGTACGACCTTATCGAGTATTTGATGCTCGCGCTAATATTGTCGCTCATGTTTACTCAGAGTCAGAAGCAGAAGCAGAACTTGCTCGCTTTCCTGGTGGTCGTATCGAAATGCTTTAATTTTTAATAAAAACGGAATATGATAAAAAACGAAGAGTTAGAATTTCTACAACTCAAAGAACCTCGTATTGATTTTCTCGAAGAAGAGGGGCAAGAAGAATTGCCACCATCTCGAAGAAAGATTGTGCGTATAGCTGAACAAGCTCAGATTTACACAGCTCAGGATATTTACAACGAAAGAGCTATTCTTATTCGTGACATTGCGAAAGGAAAACAAGACCTAGAGCCTAAAGTGTTCAAGGTAAAAGTGCAAAATCTCAAGTCAGCAATGGAAGCACAGATTAAAGAGAAAGAAAGACAGCTCAAAATGCTTGATGACGAAATACAGGCATTCGAGGGAGCTTTAGATATAGAATGAAAAGACAAAGAATTTAATATAGCACTCCACGAGAAACTCAAGGAGGAAGATAACAAATAATTATGTCTGATATTGGTCTTATTAAACAAGCACTCTGAGCAGAACCGAACGATGATATAGTAACAGTCGCAGAAGAACTCGATAAAAAGAAAAGAAAAAGAGAGTTGTGGAACTCTCCAACTGGTAAAGAAACTCTCAAAGATATAAAAGATGATTGTGCATCTATCTGGGTACAATTATTTAATTTTGAACAGCTCTCTGATAATGAAATCAGAGGGCTTTTAGCAAAGAGTAGGTCTAATATGGTGCTACTAAACACTCTCCGTGATACTACTACTATTGACGAGGTACAGGATATGCTCGATGAGCTTGTAAAAAAACAAGCTGAACAACTCAGGAGATAGTTGTTCTCTGGGGGTATGTTTTTAATTTCCGTTTTATTCCTCATGCCCTCAGATAAAAACTATTTGCAATGGTAAAAGACATGCGTATAATTCTTATACAAGTCTGCGGAGACTATAAAACCGTGTAACTCAAGGTATGAGACAACCGCCCGAAAGGAAAAACGCTCCGATGGCTAATCGTTAAACAGTTTTACACTTATGGCTGATGAAGCTCAAGTATCTACGACAGAAGAAATAGTCGGACAAGTGGAAGAGGGGACTGTTGCATCTTTAGAAGTCGAAACTAATGATGCTCCCGATGTTGTACCAGCTCGTGACCTTATGGCTCTCAAAGACAAAAATGAGAAGCTCAAAGCACAGCTCAAGGAGGAAAGAGAAGCTCGCAAAGCTCTCGAAGAATCCAAGAATGCAGAGCCAGATGATACGCTCTCTAAATTCTCTGATGTTGACCCTGATTTTATCAAAGGCATAACAGAGAAAGCAAAAAAAGAAGCGTTGAAAGAAATGGAAGAAAAGCTCGCACAGCATTCACAGAAAGAGCAGTTTAATAAGAAGTTGGATGAGACCGTTGACAAGCAAATCGAAATTGCTCGTCAAAATGGCGTAAAAATCCCTAATAGTGTTGACAAGACACTCCTCAAAGCACTTGCTCTCGCTAATCCGAAAGAACCTATCTCATCATTGGCTGAACGCCTCTACTGAATAGATGAACGAGGAAAGGCAACTACTGAGAATGATACGAGACCTGCAATGGACTACATAACAGAAACTGTTGATGTAGATAATCTATCAAAAGAACAACTTGCAAAAGTATTTGCTGACCCAAAAGCTCGCAAAGCATACTTTGACAAGAAGTACAAATAGAGACTACATCATAGCGGAAAAAGGAATATAACGGAAAATTATATTTAACTTATCCCCTATATGGCTCTAACAGATTTCGCCACCTATTTTGACCCAACCTACCAAGAAATTCTCTCAAAGACTCTCGTAGGAAAGAAAATAGCTAATACACGTTTTCAATCTAATTTGAAATACGGTGACACAGTTACTCGTTTCGCTCTCGACCTTTCTGCAGTACAGGTTCGTACAATCTCTAACCTTACTGACCGAACTGTTGACCCTATCACAGACAGCGAACAAAATCTCACTATCAACTTCGTAAAAGGTACGACATTCCCTCTTGCTAATCTCGAAAAGATACAAGCTGGTCCTCTCAATCCTGGTGAAGTTGCTGGTCGTGAAGTTGCTCTCAAAGTTGCTACTGCTCTCGATGCATTCATTCTCGCTGAGACTGTCAACGCATTCGCAGTATTCGACACAGGAAACCTCACAACAATGACTGCCTCTGGTACACCTATCACTCTCAACAGTACAACTGTTCCACAGATGGTTACTCGTACAGAAGCTAAGCTCCGTTCAAATAATGTAGCTATGACTGACCTTTGCTGGGTTCTTGACCCTTACGCAATCTCAGACATTGCTCAATATCCTATTGGTAAAGACATTACTGCTGAGAACACTACTTTCAAGAATGGTCTCAAAGGTAACATCTACGGTGCTGAAGTATATCTCTCAAACAACCTCACAGGTGAAGCTACTCTCGTATATACAGGTAATCATGTAAACGCTGAAACAGTCACTATCAACGGTGTTGTTTTCACAGGTGTTACAACTATTGGTGCTACTGCTGGTAACTTCCTCGTATCTGCTGGTGACTCAACAACTGGTATTACTAACCTCGCAGCACTCTTAAATGCTCCTGGTACAACTAATGCTAATCAGGTTGCTCTCTCTGCTGCAAATCAGGCTACTATCAACGCTCTCAATATCACAGCTACTGCTACTTCTACAACTGTTCTCACAATCGTTGCTAAAGGTTCAGGTCGTCTCACTCTCGCTGAGACTCAGACAAATGCTACTTGGGCTACAAACTTTATCCACGCATACTACGGTATGAAAGGTGGTATCGATGTTGTTATCCAGGAAGAAGTCGATATGGTTATGCTCCAAGAACCAAAACAGAGAACTGTTAACATTCTTTGTGACATTGTCGCAGGTATCAAAACATTCACTGATGGCTCTCAGAAATTCCTCGATGTCAAAATCGCAGCGTAATAATCCTCCCCACCTAAGACGTGGGGCTTATTATTAACCCCTCTACCTATGACATGAGATGACATCATACAACGTTTCCACCTCCAAGTCGATGACTCGTCTGAGTTATCAAGTGATGAAGAACTCGCCCTATTAAACCAAGTATATCGAGAGGTACAAAATAACAGAGCTTGGGAATGGCTCAAGACTACCTGAACAGGAACTACATCTACAAGTGTTCCATACATAGCCCTCCCGAGTGACTTTAAAATGCTCTCTCCGAATTTTAACAACCTAGAGGGTTATTCTAATGTATGAGTACCTATTGGATATTACAGCAATGTCTTTCCTGGAAATATAGGCAATGTAAGTGTAGTATTTATTGGAACTGACTACACACCATATCAAGTTATACCTTTTTCTTCTCGTAGAAATTATAGAGATGCAAGTGGATACTGTTATATAGATGTACCAAACCAAAGACTCTATTTTACTTCACAACCAACGTCTGCACAGAGTGTAGAATTTGATTATATTAAACGAGCTACTGATTTAACACTCAATACAGAGCCATTATTCAACGATGCCTACCACGAAGTATTAGCTTACTGAATGGCTGCTAAATTTGACCCCATCCAACTCACAGCAAAGGATGGAACAAATTACATGACTGACAATCAAAGACAATATGCATCTATTTTAGAACAAATGCAAATGGAAGATGCTTATATAAAACTCTCAATAAGCTAATATGGCTCAAAAAACTTCATGACTTGGACAATGAATATGGACTATACCAAGCGATAGTGAAAAAATACCTCCACAAGCATCACAAGATTCTCTTGGGTGGATTTCTACAGATTGACAAATAGAACTCTGTAGGGGTCGTTTTCTGATAGGAGCAGAAGAAACAGCAAACGGATATGTCAAAGGAGAGGGTTTTGGATATAGAGCAGATGGAACAGCAGTACATTTTCGGAAAATAAACACAAAAATTCAATATTACGATGGTTCTGCTTGGCAAAATGTGGTAACAGGTCTCACAAGTAGTGCAGAATACACTTTTTCTAATTATCAATCTCTCGCTGGTACATTCACTTTTGCTACTTGAGCAGATGGGATATATAAAATTCACACCGCTAATCCTGGAAGTTATACGTCAATGTACGCTTCTAATAAGAATTTCAAAGGTAAATCAATGATTGCCACTGCAAGAATGGTAATGTGGGATTTAGCGAACGATAAAAGCGGTCTTTATGGTTCTTATATAGATGAAGCAAACTACACGACAGAATCAGCAGAAGTATTAGCTGATACAGCAAGTGGTACTCTATCATTCAAAGCATGAGATGCTAAGAGAACTTGTTTTGCTGTTGTTATTACAGATACATCATCTGGGGAAGTATTTACTGATAACTACAACTGAGTCCTTGTAGGTTCTCTCGGAGGTACTGGAACTATCAACTACACTACAGGTGCTTTTACTACCTCACAAAGTGGGGCTGGTACAGCTACCTACCAATGGGAAATGAGCAATAATAACGGAATTACAGATTTTACTAAATCAGGAACTCGTCTTGCTGGTGAGTGATTCCTCTTCCGACAAGATGAAGGAGGAGATGCAATTCTTAATGTCACTTA